CTAGGGAAAGCTTACGCCAGGAATGTTGGCATTTCCAAATGAATGAGCCCATTTCATTGCTCCATCATAGATATCTCGTTTCGTCCCGATACTATGAGAAGCATTTCCCAAGATTCCTCCATCTTTTTTCATGCCGTTTTGCGATATCAGAGCCTCTTTGAGTGCCCTATTCTGGTTACGAGATAAAGAATCTGCACCTTGGCTAAATGCGTTCGCGTCAGGTGTATATTCTTGCATCTGAGTACCAAATCTATCGCCATGTTGACTAGCACGCCTTTCAAGGTCATTTGAAATGCCAATGTACTTTTCGCCAGCATCGGCGGCATAGTGATAAAGACCTGTATTAGGAATACTATCCCTGTTAAGCCATTCAGCAACATCGGCAGGTGTGTCGTGTTTCTCGAAGTGAAGGACCCAATATTTCACAGAGCCTTCTGAGTTATCTTCGAACCAGTCGGCCACATATCGTGGGACTGTTGGCTTTAATCTAAGAATCTCTTTTTCTAATTCAAAAACTTTTATTTTGGCATTCTTGTAAGAATCGTACATGCTACCTTCACGACCTGTTGAATACATATACATAATTTCGTTTATGCCTAACTCAACATAGTGAAGTCGCTCTAACATTGTTTTACTCATGGTTATCTCCCTTTCCTACAAGTGATTCAATGTTGTTTGATACATCTTCTATGGCTTTCTCCATATCTTTTCCAATCGCTTGCCAATCTTCAGCTGTTGGTTTAGCGTTGCGTCTGCGCCACTCTTCAGTAACTCTCTCTCGCTCTTCCAGGTGTTCCTTATACAAGATAACTCCCAGACCTATCCACGAACCTAGAGCTATTATTAGCGCACCGACTAAAATTAACTCACTCATTATTCTCACCTCTTAAAATTCTAGATCTCATCCGGCTATAGTCTCGTTTGCTGTTCAAGACCAAGCCAAACTTTTCTTTCAACCTATCTGCCACATCAGTGGCAACGACTGTTTTATCTTTAACCATGGTCGGATACCAGGTTCTCGATAAACCTGCCAGTTTTGCGAACTTAGCATAAGAGAGGTTGTGCTTACGTAAAAACTTGTTAATGGCATCGATATTCTCTTTCACCAACTTCAACCTCATCTCTTGCACCTGCTCTTTAATTTTCGGAGAACTTTCTCCCCTGGTCTCTTTACCCCAGAAGTATCTCCCCAACTGTTTTAGCTCCTTCTCCTCAGCATCTGTTATCTCAATGGCTCGACCTTGGCTGTCTGTTTTTGACAGTGCCAAAACTCGCTCCCAACCATCAGACCAATCGCGTGAGTTCATATCATTCACCTCTTCATTCAGGCGCAAACTTTGCGCATCTTTGAGCAGCCCATAGATTTCTTGGGGCTAGCCCATAGATGAAATTGCCATCTATGGGCTGAAAGAATTGCGTCATATCAACGTTTATCCCACTTTCAGCCCATAAGTCCCAAACTTTTGGCCATTTTTCCTATTTCTCTATAAATTCATAATAATAATTAATAATTATGTATTATTATTATTTTTTTCTCTAAAAGATAGAAAAAAATATAGGACTTATGGGCTGACATGGGCTGACGCTTACTCTCCCAAGGGTTTAGACCAGCCCATAAGTTGAAATTCATCTATGGGCTATCTATGGGCTGATTCTCAGAAACCGCATCATATCAACGATATTTCAGCCCATAGAAAGGATGTTCGCCTTTTTATCTACTTAGGGGCCGTTTTGGGTCAAGCATCTACCTTCTCATACAAGAACATTTTGACGCCTGCTCTCCTAGTCTCTCTCGTCTCATAGCCTTTTGCTTTTAGCCGCTTACCAAACGCAATCGCCTTATGAGGAGTCTGGCCAATCTCGGCACAATACTGAACATAATCAGAGTAGACCATCTTGCGGTCCATGTTCGGGTCGATACCTTTGTTGTTGATATAACTGAGGACAGTGTCACTATCTTCCATGTAACTTTCTAATTCATGTTTTAGTGTTTCAGACTCAGACAATTTCCCACCGTTTCTCCGTATCCTCTCCAAACCTTGGAGGGCGAGGTTTAAGATATAGGACTTTGCCTGATCAGATGACAGCTTCTTATCAATCTCAAAGTCAGCTGTCTTGACTACGTTGTCGCAGGGAAGAATAACTAAGCGTCGTTCTATCCCACCTGTCTTATCCTTGAAGACTGGCATGTCGTTGGCAGTGAAGATAAGCGTTGCTCGGTTCTTCAGTGTGAAGGGCTCCTTGTAGATTGGACGAAGGGCTACTTTGTTACCAGATGCCAGGGTCTTAAAGATTTGAGACTTCTCCATGTAGCTAGCGTCGATATCGTCACCGATGTTTACTAACTTACCCTCTAAGCTAGCTACTGAAGTGTGGTCTTTGAAGTTCTCCAAGTTGATATTGCTGCCTAGCTCGCCTACAAAGTTGTTCAGCATCTCTAGGAAGGTGGACTTACCGTTACCACCTTTCTCCCCTACCAGGAAGAATACTTTGTGAGGGAAACCTTGAAGCATGATGATGTGTCCAAGTAACTCCTCAATGATGAGTCGCAAGTCCTGTCTGTCCTTGACTAAGAAGTTAAGGAAGTCATCGACTGTTTGGTCGTAGGCTTTTGGATCATAGGCCACATCTAAGAGATAAGGTGTGAAGTCCTCAACCGCTCCGTCTTTGACCTTGCCGCCTTCAATGCGGTAGTCGTTCTTAAGTTGGATGTTGAGAATCTCCTCTTCAATCAGAGGGGCCTTCTTAATTAGCTGATGCAACAACTCAGTGTCAGCTGAGCGTTTAAGGTTGACCTCTTGGTCCACCAAGCGAAGCAGTTTGTTATCACTGCTTGACCACGACACGCCTGTTCTAAAGAACAAGGCCTGATTATAGTAGACCACTTGATAGCGTTCGATAAACTCACTCGCATACTCAAAGACATCAAAGTCACTCTTTCCTTTGCTACCTGCTCCGAACTTTTGACGGAAGGTGTAGTTGGTATAGATATCTTCAGGACGCTTGCCTAGGAACTCGTTCAACTTGAGTTCATTCTCCGCTTCCCAGATGTGCTTATCCATGGCCAAGAGTTTGACATACTCTCTTGCTGACTCTTCTTCAATCTCGCCTACCAGGGACGCCTTCGCGATCACAGTGATTGCTGAGAGGGCGTTGCCATAGTCTTGCAGGTTGTCTTTTTCTCGTTCGATGTAGGCGCGTATCATCTGACTGCTTTGACGCTTGGTTAAAGGCTTGACGGTCTTAGGATAATGATGCGACGGTTGATGTGTGTGTGTGGTTGACTGTGTCTCATCTTTTTTCTTCGGTATCGTCAGGGTGTTGTCAAAGTTAATCTCGATGTACTCCTCACCGCCATAAAATAGACGGCTGCAATCTTTTGTCGATGGGTCCGCTTGAGGGAAGGCCTTCATGAGCCATTTATAGGCTTCAGTGACATCTTCATGCTTGGTCAGTGGCTGATCTAGTAAGAACACCACTCTGAACTTCTCCCAGTCTTTTTGATACGAGAAGGTCTTGTAGATGAAGGCTGCATTGGCTTTGAACCAGTCATCTGCCAAGATATCAGCAATCGTGACATAGTCTTCACCTTTGGCTTTCTCGTCTCCTACCTTATTGTCGAAGTCCAACATCAAGACTTGCTGAGAGATAAAGTTTGCTTTTTTACGTTCGCCATTCATCAACCCAAGGACCACTGTGTGTCCTTGGGCTAATTTTTCGGCTAATTCTTGCGCTGTGAGCTCTTCTGTGTGCGAGGTAATAGTTTTACTTAGGCTCGCCACTTGAACGCTATTTGGCTTGTATTCGTATGGGATAGGATGCAAATGCACCTTGTATTTAGTTGGCATATTTACATCTCCTTGCTAGTTAGTTTTAGAAAGCAGGCATATCTTCATAAGCTAAGAACTCATAGTTGCGATAAGTCTTGCCTGATTTCTTTGAAGTTGTATCAGTGATACGGAGCACACATTGTTTACCAAGTGCTTCACCCACCGCTTGTCCTAATGTCAGTTGGTCTTCCCAATCATCGTCAGTAAGTTGTAAGCCAGTTGCGTAAATGAACTGAGTCATTGACCGGATGGCGTTGTTAAGCAAGCCTGGCCATTTAGTATAAGTTTCATTGTCTGGGTCAACGTTGATATTGATTAACTCGGTGCGGTCTGCATGGTTGCCGCCAACGATTTTAACTTTGATAGCGATAGCGTCGTAGCCTGATTCATAAACTGTGTGGCCCACTGCTTCGATGACCACATCGTATTCACCTGGAGGAATGTTCTCTGCTTGAGATGGGTTAGTTTTTGGATCGTAGTTAGCTGTAACTTGTTGCATAAGATTTCGTAATGACATAATTTAGTTCCTTCTTTCTCTTTAATTATTTAAGCTTTGGACGAGGACGACTTGATTTGAGTCCTTGTGTTTGTTGTGCTGCAGGTGTTGGCTCTGGTTCTTTGGTCAAAGCTTCAGCTACTTGTTGAGCTACCTCTTCTTCCATTTCTTCAAATACATCTGCTTTATTCACGATGGCGTCTTGCTCTTTCTTAGTCGTTGGCCGACTACGTTCAAACGCTCCGGTCACAGTGTCTAAGATGGCCAAGATATTGGCATCGTCAATTTGTTCTCGTACATAATTCTTACGCTTCATCTTGACTTGACGGATGTAGTTCTTACCAATCTTCTTGCATTGAATCATGTAGTCGCAGTTACCGTTGACGATGTTAACGTGCTTCTCTGGGAGAGATGGTTCTTCAATCGTCACGTTGTTTTCAATCTTAGTGCTGATACGACTGACATATACGATGTTCATTGGCAATGCCTTGAGTTCGATTACCAATTGTTGGAAGATGGACTTGAATGCTGCATAGCCTTTACCGTAGCCGATGTCTGCTAATGTCTCGACACCCTCGCGATCACAGATAGTCGCTTCAATCATGACTACGATATCGTCAATAACATCAAGCACTAAAGTCTCGAAAGTATGCTTCTGAGTCTGCAATGCTGTGATGATATCGTCTAGTTGGTCGATGATTGAACGTTCAATCTTTCCGTCTTTTCCTCGGATATTCCGCAACTCAAGTGATGGGAACGGATTAGCCTTGGCGTTACCGTCAGTGTCTAGGAAGAGTGGGTTAGGAAACTCACCTGCCAGGTAAGATTTACCGTTCATGGTTTGTCCATAAAGGAAGAAGTTACGCGGTGTATCTACTGTTGCTTGTTTCTTGTTTGGTGGTAATACCGTTGCTAAATTTACTGCCATCTTAGATCAGCTCCTCTTTTTCTAGTTGTTCTTTGGAAGTGGTGAATTCTTCAGTGATAACTACCTCGTAGTAGATTGAGTCTTTTGAAGTCTTGCGTTGGATAGACTTTTTAATGATGCGACCTTTTGTATTGGACTCAGCCATAATCACTGCACCTTCTGCTTCTTCCTCTGTTTTGGCATAGTACTTAGTGGTTGTCTGTAATTTCTTAATCATGATTTATTCCTTACCTTTCTTTTCGGTGATTTTTACATAGCCTGATTTCTTAGTTTCCGTCTCAAACTCTTCGTAGATGTCTGGGTATTTGATTTGGAGACCCTTTTTATCAAAGCCTTTTGATACGGTTGGCAGCACTCTCGTCACCTTCATGAGCGGAGTGTCTAACTGCTTGATGTCATATTCTGTCATCTTGTCATAGAGTTCTTTCTTGAGGTCTGCTTCGATAGCTTCCATCTCTTTGAGTTGTTTCTTAAAGGCCACAATGTCCGGAGCCACTCGGTTGAGTTTCATCAGTGTTTTATCGACATCCGTCCCTTTCGTCATGAACTCGGTCTCTGACATATCATGCTGATCACGCAGGTACTCGCAACGGACCCAGAAAGTTTCGATAGCATCTAAGATTTGCTTAATCTCTTCCTCGTTCCGTTCTACCTCGATGATTTGGAGACGCTCGACATCGAACTCAGTGTCAAAGTTTTCAGGTCGGTTATACATAGCTAGCCAACCAACTTGGCAGCCTGTTTGAGCCATGTATAGTTGCATCTGAGCTCTGTAAACTTTGATGTCTGGCTTCTTGCCATGAGTCTTGATTTCCAGAAGTATCTTGTGGTCTAGGTCGATACCGTCGACATTGGACCGGATACTCTTTTCTTCGTCGATAAAGGTATTCACGATGAAGTTCATCTGGTTAACTGCATTGATGTAATCTCTAATCTGTGGTTCCAACTGGTTACCGTATGCGGTGTACTCATTGCCATGGAACTCACGCTCGATGATACCTAGCTTTTCTTTGGCCAGTTCAAACTGGCTCTTGTACTTGTTGATTCCTAAAATCGTTGGAACATCCGAACCACCTACATAGAGATTGCGGTTCTGAGTTACGTTTAGGTCTTGCTTTTGTAGTCCAAACATGTTTAACCTCCTAATTTTGTCATTGCGTATAGCTGCGTGCTAAAATCTTTTTTATTGGCCAAGGCTTCCCAAACCTCTGACTCAATCGTATGCTGAGTCTCGAACTGATAGACCGTTACTTTCTTAGTCTGTCCGTTCCGGTATGCTCGACCTAAAGACTGTTCGTAGTCCTGGTAGCTGTAAGTTGGTGTGTAGAACACAACCTCTGATGCGTACTGGAGTTCAATACCTGAGCTACCTGACTGATATTGAACCAGTGTTACTGATGACTTAAGGCTCGCCCAGATGTCTCTAGGTGGCAGGTGTGATGCCTTACCGTTGACAACGTAGATTTGCTTACCTAGCTTGAGTGCTATCTCATGCATTCGCTCGTATTCTTCTTTGTACTGGTAGAAGATAATCACATTGCGGTTGGTCCCTTGAAGCAGCATCTCGATGTAAGATAGCTTATCTTCTTGATTGGCCCAGTAACGCAACCCATGGATAAGTTTCGGGATGTTGTCAAAGGCTTCATCGTTGAGGACCCTTGTCTTGCGCAAGGTCTTGTACTCTTTCGATGGTTGAAAAGTCACCCTACGCTCTACTAATGGTGGTAGATCCAGCGCATCATCCTTACTGATGCTGACAGTAAAGCGGTTGAAGTACGCCTTGAGTAAGGCTTCATTTCGCCAGGCCACAATCTTCTTCACTACTTTCGGTCCGAAGTGTAAGTCCTCATAGACTGCATGTTGTCGGTTCATGTCCGTCTTGTTTCGGAAGTATCCGAACATGATGAAGTAGTTATAACTATCTTCCCAACCGTTTGAGAGTGGCGTAGCAGTTAGCAAGCAGAAATGTGTAGCTGCTTTAGCGAACTGTTGGCCCACTTTACCTCGTTGTGAGGTTGGGTTCTTGATGTAGTGCGCTTCGTCAAAGATAACGAAGAACTGTTTGCTAGGCACTTTCTGCTTAGCCAAGACACCGTAGCTAATCACTCTGTGCGGTATCTTAATGTCATAGTGCTTTTCGATGAACTCAATATCTCGTTCCCAACCACCCTCTTTAACTTTCTGGGCCGGGGCGAAGATGATGAGCGGCTCACCTTTTGAAAACTTAAGGTAATGATGCAGGCTAGTGATGGTCTTACCGGTCCCTGTGTCCAAGGCGTAAAGGTAATTACCGCTAGCGTTGTTTAAGGCTTCTTTCTGAAACTCATACAAGATGCTCTCGCTCGAAGCGTTCTTGTACGACGAGTACATCGTTTGCGACAATGCCTATCCCTCCTGCCTGTTCTATTTGTTTGATTTTAAATTTCTGCAGTTCGCTGACTCGCCCGCCTTTTGGTTTCTTCACTTCGATACCGACGAAGACTCCTTTTACACAGGCCAAGATGTCAGGTGTGCCCGAAGGCATGAAAGCTGAGCCATGTATCTTAACATGGTAGGCCCCGATATGATCTAGGTATTTCTTAATATCGGTTTCGACTTTCTTTTCTGGAAGCATCAGTCT